GCTAAATCTCGCTCTGGCCGAGCTGGAGGTACACCACGGCCACCAAGCCGGCCGGCTTGCAGTTGACGGCGTCGGTGGACTTGGCCTTGACCACGATGGCGTCCCCCTGGCTGACGGGGATATCGCCCTTGTCGAAGCGGGCCTCCCCGTGCTTGGCCCCGCTGGCGGTGCCGGCTCCGGCCAGGGTGACCTCGGAGTCGTCGTCCCGGCTGCACCCGACGTACACGGAGAAGATGACGTCGTCCCCCTCGTCCTGGGCGGCGTCGATCTCGGCGTCGATGCCGCGGATGTAGCCGTCCTGGATGGCGTGGTACTCGGCTACCGAGCCGGCGCCCTGGCAGGGCTGGAGGGCCTGGTCGCTGGCCTCCAGGGCGGCGGCGTCCTTGTCTGCCTCGAAGGGCAGGGCTGCTATGCCTGATATCTCTACTGCCATGTTTCCTCCTTTAGTCCTTGACTCCGATGAGCGCGGCGGCCCGGACGCTGGAGAACAGGGCCAGGGACACGTACCACTTGATCCGGGTGCGGGAGGCGTCCTTGGTCTCCAGGGGGCCCAGGCGCTCGGCCTGGATCATCTCCGGGCTGGACAGGCCGCACAGGGCGCCCTCCCCGAAGCTGAGGGCGTATATGCTGGAGCAGGCCCCGCCGGTGTAGGCCGACTCCAGGCTGTCGGTGAGGACGTGGACGTCGGCCTGCCAGTCGCTGACCCCGATGGGGATGCCGTTGTACAGCTCCACCGTCTCTCCCAGCAGCCCCTCTCCCACCTGGAGGTTGTTGCCCGCGGCCCGGGCCAGGGCGGCGATCTTGCGGCGCGACCGCTTGCTCATCAGCAGCATGTCGGGCTTGCCGCCCTTGACGGCGTCGATCAGCTCGTCGATCTTGGCCAGGGTGAGCGTGGCGCCGGTGGCGCCCATGGCGATTACCTGGTCGGAGGCGGTGGCGGTGTCGATCAGCTTGATGATGCCGTCGAACTGCTTGGAGTTGCTGGCCGAGTTGCCGTAGAGGAACTGCTCCTCGAACTCGTGGCGCAGGGCCTTGGACTTCAGCTCGATCACCGCCGTCTCCAGGTCGTTGATGTTGGAGCGGGTGGCCCGCAGGTAGTTGTCCACGTCGGCGTCGCCGCCGAGGATCTTCAGCGTGGCCTCCAGCTTGGTGAACGTGGGCGTGGACTCGGCCCAGACGTCGCCGACGTCGTAGAAGTCCACGCTGGGCAGGGCGTTCTCCTGGGTGTACTGGAGGCTGTTGCCGGTGATCTGGATGAAGGGCAGCCGCTGCAGTATGGGGCTGTCCTTGATGATGGTCTCGATGACGCCCTGCAGCAGGACGTCGGTGGAGAGCTTTTCTGCTTCGCTTAGCGTTAGTGCCATGGTGGTTCATTCCTCCTTTTGACTATTCCTTAACGCGAATCCACAAATCCTCGAACCCCTGTGTCATTGCGAGCCGCAGGCGCGGCAATCTCGGCGGGGGAGATTGCTTCGTCACTGTCGTTCCTCGCAACGACAGGAGGGGGAGCTGCTAGCAATGACAAAGCGGATTCAGGGCTCAGGACTCCGTGCTTGGTCATTTACCTATCGGCGCTCCTGACGCCGGCGGCGATCTTCTCCCTGGGGCTGAGGCCCTCCAGGGACGGGCCTTCGGAGGCGGGGGCCCCCGCGGGCACCCTGGCGGCCTTGGCCTCGGCCTCCAGGTTGGCCCTGACCTTGTTGACGATGGCCGTGCTCCTCTGGAAGGAGCTGAACACCTCGTCCACGCTGTCCCCCTCGATGAGGTCCTCGGGGACCTCGGGGTTGGCCGTGCGCAGCGCCTCGCGGTACCTGGCTACGGCGCTGTCGAGGGCGGCCCTGGCCTGGTCGAGCTCGCCCTGTTTTGCTTCCAGCTCCGCGGTCTTCGCTTCCAGGTCGGCCTGCTTGGCTTCGCTGGCCTGCTTCGCTTCTCTTACCGCGCTTTCCAGCTCCCCGATGCGGGCTTCCCTGCCGGCTATGGCCGCCTCGAGCGCGGCCCTGGCCCGGGCCTCCTCCTCGAGCTGGGCCCTGATGGCGGCCAGCTCCTCGGGCGTAGAGGCCCCGTTGGCCGCTGGCTGGCTGATGGTCTCTTTCTGTTCTTCGTCCATGTGCTGCTCCTTGAGCTATTACTCGGGCACTTCCATCTCTGCGGCCGCTGTTCTCTCTCTCGCTCCGCCGCGCGTGGACTGTGCTCGGAACTCCTGGTTCATTTTCAGGATCTTCCTCCTCTCCTCGAGCCAGGTGGCGAACTCCCTGGCGGGACTGCGCATCCCCATCTCGTCCATGGCCGTCTGCCGGCTGTGGATGCCTGCCTGGACGAGGAGCTGCTCGTTCTGGGCCGTCCTGGTCCGGTCCTCCGGCATCACCGAGGCCCATTGGACCTGGTGGGTGGTCCCGGAGAAGTCCCCGCCCATGAACTGCTTCGCCAGGCGCAGCACCATGCCGTCCCTGGCGTTGTAGGCGCTGCTGCGGATGGTGCGCTTGCGGGCCACCTTCTGGGTCAGGGACCCCAGCTCGATGCTCAGGGCGGCGCCGGACAGCTCCTTGTCGATGCCTCCGAAGGCGGCCCGGGGCGTCTCGCTGATATCGTGCAGGGCCCGGTACAGGGCGTCGATGTAGTCGATGTGGAGGTTGACGCCTCCGCCCTTCAGCAGGTCCAGGACGTAGGCCTTCTCTCCCTCGTAGAGGTAGAGGTTCTGCCCCGGCGCTACCCTGGCGTCCTGGTCCCGGTTCTCCGGCCAGTTCTCGAACACGGCGATGGGGTTGCCGGAGAACTCCAGGATCCTCGAGAGCTGGCTCATGGCCCGGTTCAGCTCCCGCTGCGGCTGGACCAGCGCCGGCACGTCCGACGTGCCCCAGAACTTCTTCGGCGCCCTGAGGTTGGGGAAGATGACGAAGGGGATGAAGCCGTAGGGGTTGGGCTTGTCCTGTACCAGGTCGTCGTCGACGTATAGCTGAAATGCGGCCGCCGTCCACAGCTCCGTCAGGTAGATGCGCTGCTTCTTCGTCTCCATGCCGTAGAGCATGCCCAGCTCGTCCTTATCTAGCTGGTACCGCGAGGCCACCCGCCACACCTTGGACGGGTCGTCCCCCAGCCACCAGGCGTAGACGCCGGAGATGCTGGGAGAGGTGATGCGGATGCGCTTCTCGTCGGCGTCCCAGGTGACCTTGTAGCAGGCGTCCCCCAGGACGGCGCAGTCTATCTCCGTCTCCCAGTCGAGCTGTTGCAGGTTGTTGTCGTCGTACACCTGCGCCAGCAGCCTCTCGGCGCGCTCCACCGCCGCCCGGGCCTCGTCCGTGTCCTCCACGGGGTAGCAGGCGCTGGTGAGCCCCTGCATCAGGAAGCTGGTGACCTTGTCGATGGTGACCCTGGCGTAGTTGAACACCAGCTGCCGGCTGCGGGAGCTTGTCTCCCACTGGCTGCCGTTGTAGAAGTCCAGGTTCGTCTTGTAGGCGCCTATCCTGGCGGTATCCCTGCGGTTGAGCTGGCTCGGTGTGAATGCCATGCTTCTTCCTCCCTGGCTCTGTATCGACTTCATTCCGGCCTCTGCGCCTGCCTGAAGGGGCGCGGCCGGTAGTCCCTGGCCGCCTGGACGGTGAGCGCCAGGCTCATCAGGAAATCGTCGTGCCCCTCCGACCGGTCCACGTAGTAGTTGACCGTCTGGTTGGGCCGGTAGTCGGCCCTGGCCTTTTCCAGCTGGTGCATCAGCTCCCGGTGCTCCTTCTGGTGCATCAGCTCCCGGTGCTCCTTCGAGCCGTCCTGTTGATATATCCGGAGCCTTCCCGAGTTCACCACGGAGAGCAGGTCGAACCCCATGTCCGACTTGCTTCTCTGGGTGAAGGTGAACGGTATCACCCGGTGGCTGCCGAGCTGCTCCCGGAGAAAGCTGGCCGTCGGCTGGCCGATGCCCGTGGCGTCGACGCAGACCCTGGCCGGGCTCCATGCCCTGAGGGCGTTGAGCATCTGCTGGAAGAGCTGGCTGTGCGGCGTGCCCGTCCACGAGTAGTGCTCCACCACCTTGAGGACGGGCTGCGCCGGGCGGAACTGCGGCTGCGGCGGGACCTCCACCCGGGCGATGGTGATGACGGTGGAGTCCTGCCCCGGAGCTGCACGCCCGCCACGTAGCTCTCTCCTTTCTGCCCCGGTCCCTTCTCCCTGGGGTGGCTGCCGGTCATGCCGGCGATCTGCTCCCGGGTGAGCAGCCGTCCTCCTCCCTTGATGGGCAGCAGGGCGTACTGCGTCCGGAACAGGGGATGGTCCTCTCCCAGGCGCTCCCTCTCCGACTCGACGTAGGCCCGGTATTCGGGGTTCTGCCTGGCGACCGTCTCCCAGTCGTAGCGGAAGTGGCGCCTGATGCCGTCCTTCTGCTCCAGCTCGAGGTTTAGCTGCTTCACCTCCTCCAGCAGGGTGCTGTCGTCCCAGGTGGTCCCGTAGTGGACGGTGGTGGCGTTGGCGGCGCTCCCCATGGGGCGGAAGTCCTTGCTGTACTTCTCCTTGGAGACGTCCTGGGACTCGTCGACCTCCAGCAGGACGTCGGCCGTGTGGCCCACCACGTTGGACTTCTCGTCGGCGGAGAGAAACACGGTCCGTGCCGCTCCCAGGCAGATGATGTAGCCCATCTCGGAGTGGTACATGCCGTTGAAGCCCAGCTCCTCCAGGCGGTCCTTGAGGCGCTGCATCGAGATTACGGTCTGGGGCTTGAAGGTGGGGGAGCACTTGACGATTGAGCCCCCGTCGGCCATGTGCAGGGTCATCAGCAGCAGCTCCAGGTGCGCCGATAGCTCGTTCTTCCCTCCCTGCCTGGCTATCTCCACGGAGAAGGTGAGGCCCCTGGCCCCGTAGACGCTGTCCAGGATGGCCCTGGCTGCCTCCTCCTGGTATCCTCTCAGCTTCATTTCGTTATGGCCTTCATGCCGACGCCCATTCCGACGCCTACGCCGAGGGGTGCGGCGACCTCCCTCAGCACGTTGGCGATGGCGTCTCTGAGGGGCCTCTTCTCGTTCTTGTCGAGCTGGTAGCGGGTCCGTACCATTCGGGCGATGGCGTTGGCCAGCCTTATCTGGAGGTCGATGCTGTCGGGGTGGTTCTGCACCAGGTCCCTGAGCTGGAGCCGGAGCACCGCTAGCTCCTCGTCCACGCCCTCGATGTGGGCCGCATCCTGGAGGTTGAGCCTGGCGGCGTCGGCAAGGGCCTTGGAATAGAAGCCGTACTTGCGGGCGTTCTGGTTGCCTTTGGGGGCTCCTCTCTTTCCCATAGTGCGCTCTCTTCGCCGCAGTCCTGAGTCCGAATACCTAGGTCCCGACCTGCGGCTCGGCCCGGGCCGGCTGGGGTTGTGCCGGAGGGCGGATCGCCCCGTCGGCCTCGGCCGGGACGCTGGCGGAGCGCGGCTGGCGGCCG